TCAGCACTTGAACCTCGGTCGCGCCCTTGCCCATCGCCTTCAACGCGGCCGCGACCTTGTGCGGCGTTTTCTCAAGCTGCGACATCACGTCGGCCATGTCGAGCCAAACATCTTCGCTCTGCCGCACGCGCCCTGTCACGTCGATCAACGACACGTCGAGGTCGCGAAACAGTTGCGCCATGTCTCCCGTCGGATCGATGATCGCTTCGGAGATGTTCTTGCCGAGGAATCTCACGCTCGTCGCCAGACCTTCAAGCGACGTGCCGCTGACTTGCGCAGCGAGTTGCATCGACGCGAGAAAGTCGGCGCTGACGCCGACCTTCTCCGCGAGTTCTTCGAGGTCGTCGGCTGCCTTGATCGCACCAAGCGTGATGTTCTTGAAGTAGCTCGCAACTAGCCCGACAGACAAACTGACCCCGATGGTGCCGAGCACTTTGTTGATCTGCTTTACGCCGGACGACACGAACTTCTTCGCGCTCGCCATGTCTGTCTGGATGCGCGCGACATCCGCCGCCATCTTGATGAGGATGCCGTAGGCCATGATCTAGTCCGCCTTCCGTGCGTTCAGTTTCGCGACGATGCGCGCATCGAGCGCGAGCAGCGTGTCAACTTCCCACGGCGTCCACTCGACGCCGACCGCGCGCGCGTAGGCGTTGAACGCCTCGACGGTGATCGGCGCGACGGCACCTGCAATCGGAACGCGACGGGCATGCAGAATCAAGAACGTCTCCCACAGATAGCGCAGACAGTCGGGGATGATCGCTTCGTCGATGCGTGGATCGCGAACGCCGGAATGCTTCTCCCGATCCGCCAGCAGGTCACGCAGCGTCCCGTCCTTCCCGATTGCTCTGCCCAAATCGAACTGAAGCTCCGCGGCGTCTATCAAGCAGCTGCGGAGCTCGCGATAAAACGATCGCGTTCGTCCATCGCCTCGTACAGCGATTTGCGCAACCAGCCGTGACCGTCGGCCGAGTAGAGGGTGCGCGCGTTCTCCGCGGTGCACGGAATCGGTTCGCCCTTCGCGTCTGCAATGCCATCCCACGCCAACGTGCACGCGACCAACAAGTCGATCTTGTCCTGCTCAAGTTCGACCGGGTCGATGTTTTCAATTTTTCCGCTGCGCGCAAGCGCCGTGATCATGCGACGCTGCTTGCTGAATTCAATCGCCTTGCGCTTCGGGTGCTCTGGCCCTGCCATCGTGACGGTTGCGAGCTTCTTGCCCGTTGTCGGGTCTTTGATTGCGATTTCAGCCGACTGCGTGTCATGAATGCTTCCGACTTTCAACATCTGCATTCTCCTTTGGTGGATGGGGTTACGCCTGCGAATCTTGGATGACGATCGTGCTCGCTTCGGAATCGGTGCCGGCCCCGCCCGTCGCCTTGAGCAGCCCGGTGAAGCTGAACGTCTGCACGATGCCGTCCTGGGCGTCGTCCTTGCTGGCGCTGCCGACTTTCAGCCGCGGGACGGTGATCCCGATGAAGTCGGACAACGCCGTGTTGTCGGACGTGAGCACGGCGATCAGCGCGATTTCGGTCTCGTTGATGAACGCGTCACGTAGGGTCACCGAGTCGAAGTAGGCGGTGAACTGCCCGTCAACCGTTACCCTGCCGGGGAAGCGATTCGGGATGAGATTGCTTCCGACTACTGCCGCCCCGCCGAAGTTACCATTCACGTTGATGCTCAGATCGCGAACGGTCGTCATCGTGATGCCGCCAACGCGGAGCACGCCGTTGACCGCGGCCGCGATACCGAAGGCCGGTGCAGCGGTCGGCGACGTGAACTGCTCCGCAGTGTTCGTGGTGACATTCTGCCCCTCGAACGGAATCTCGATCGTGGCCAGCCCGGTCGACGGGAGCGCGAGCGCCATCGATGCAGGCTTCATGCCGGTGTACATCTCGGACTGCACGATGTCGGCGAACCACGACTCGATCGAATAGGACACGTCCGTATGCCCCGTCGGCGGAATGAACGTCTTCTTCCCTCTCACGGTCACGGTCGCCGACGCAATTGGGCCTTCGGGCACGAGCGCGGTTCCGTTCAGCACGAGGCACGTGGCCACGAGCGCGGTCAGCGTGTGCACGAGCAGGTTCTTGTTGATGTTCGACGCGTTGAACGACCCGGCCGTGAGGGCTACCACATCGCCGACTTTCACGCCGTCGGACAGGTACGACCCTGCCGCGCGTGTGATCGTCCATGCGCCGGCCGTGCCGGCGATAGTGATGCTCGCGCCGGCGATCGGTGTCGTCGCCGCGAACTCACGGCGCACCAGCGCGGCCATGAAATCGGAGTACGCCTTCGGACTGATTTCGCCGGACAGCGTTGCATTCGCGCTGCGCGCGCCGTGACGGAAGTCGGCCACCTGCTGATCGGTTCGAATCTCTTCCGACTGATACGTCTCTTTGCTCAAGTCCGGCGACATCGACACGCGTCGCAGCGCTTGCGAGCCGGACAGCGGCGCCGGGATCGTCCCATAGGTGGTTTCACGTTTGAACTTGATCTGACGAAAGATGGCGGTTGCGGGGTTCGGCATGGCGTTCTCCTCTGCGTTGCGCTGAGTTTAGGGCCGCACGTACAACACGCGCAAGACCAGCGGGCGCGACCACAAGCCTCGCTCGTCGAAGAATTCATCGTTGCCGATTGATTCCCGCAGGCAGGAATAGACCGACACACCATCGAATGTCCCGCGCGCGCCGTTGCAGGCATTCACAATCAAGTCAGTGATGCTGGACATTTGCGCGTATCCCTCGGCGAGCGGGATCACGGTTACCAACGTGGCGAGCTTTTCTTCCCCAGCTTGATAGGCGATCTCGGCTTCGCGGCTCGTAGCCTGATGCAGCAGCAGGATGACCGGCCAAGCCGTGTCCTGCGGAATCTCGCCAGCCGTCATCCGTGTCGCCGGCACCACGGCGGTCAGTGGCGCGTGCGCGCCGAGGATCGCTCGAACTGCTTTGACTGCGGCGCTCATGGTAGTTTCGCAGCCTTCCGTTCAAGTCGTGCCCACTCCTTCGGAATCCTCTCCCGCACGAACGTCGAAAACGTGTCGACGGCTTCCCGCTCGTTCTGCTCGAACGCGCGTTTGAGGAACAATCGGCCGCGGTAGCCTGGGTGTTCAATGCCGCCGCCGAGCGTCAACGTCTTTTTGCCCCTGCGGCGAATCAAGTGCGGCTTCGCGCCGCCCTCCACGATGTGCGCGTACCACGCTTGACGATCACCGACGGAGACTACGACTGACGGCAAGCCGGCCTTGTTTCTCGACCGCAACCGAATCGACCGTTTGAGCGCGCCGGCATGCGTACGCTTGAAGCCCTTCTTTACTTGCTTCCACGACGACCATGGATTCCCAGTCGGCACGATATCGGCGAGCATTTGTTTCATCGGCAACGACGCATGCCGCAATCCTGCGCGCACGACCTTGCGCTCAATGGCGACCGGCAGTTTGTCGAGAGCTTTGAGAATCTCCGACAACCCCTTCACTTCGATGTCTGTCTCAGCCATTGGTGTCCTCGCACACGATGTCGTGATACGCCTTGCGGCCGCGCTGCGATATCGCCTTGATGTCCATGGTTCTGCCGCCGAACCTGAGCCGCATCAGCGGGGTCAATCCAGCGACGTAGCGCATGCGCACGATCGTTTGCCGCACCGCTTGCGTTTGCATCAATCGGCCGGCGGCGACTTCGAGGCCGCGCTGATCGGTGACTTCGGCCCACATCGTTCTGAACGTCGACCACGTTTCCACTGGCGCGCCGAGCGTATCCTGCGACAGCACGCGCGATTCGATCGTGACGCGAGTGTCGAGCGAACCTGCCCTCATAGCGTCACCACCGCCCACGGATCGAGCAGCCCATCAAGAAAGTGATGCGCGACTGATGGCTTCTCGGCGCCCAGTTCACGGTCTCGATACATCGACGCGACCGCGCACTTGATCCACGCTTTGACTGAATCGGGCACTGACGCGGCGTCGGCGCTAAACCCCGCCTTGTACGTGACTGTGACCGCGTTCGGTTCGTCCCACGTCTCGGGCCACGCGAATCCCATCGCTGGATAAATCCAGCCGATCAACGGGCTGCCGAGGTCGACGGTGTATTCGGTCTGATTGAGCGTTTGCAGCGTGCCCGCGGCGTCGCGGTATTCGACTGTCGTCACACTGAGAATGTTCGCCATCCGCAGTCGGATCGCGTCGGGAAATTCGTCGAGCGTGAGCGCGTAGGTGCTGTCGATCAGTGTTCGGCCGATTCGGTTTTCCGCCTGCTCGCGCGCCGCTTTTATCAGCGCCGTGATCAGTTCATCATCATCCGAGACGTCGACGCGGCAATGCAGTTTCGCTTCAGCCAGCGTTACCGGTTCGACGCTCGGCCCGGAGAGTTTTCTGAGTCCCATGTGCCGCTCCTAGAATCGCCGCGTGTTGCCGGTGCGCATGCGCTTGACTGCCGGGTTGTGTTTTCGGTTCGTCGACTGCACAGCCCCATAGCGTTTCGACGTTTCTTCACGCGGAGGATAGCCGTCTCCGCGCCGCGCGTGTGCGGTCAGGACTGCGCTTTGCGAATCGATCAGCGTGAGCAGTTCCGTGACGGTGCCGTACAACTGTCCGAGAATCTGCGACTCGGTCATGTCGACGATGGTCGCTTGTTCAGCGACGATCCCGCTCATGATCGCCTGCGCGCTGGACTGATCGATGAGAATCGCGTTCTCGGCGACATCGCCCGTCGCGAGTCGCAACGCCGACTGCGTATCGACCGCCGCGCCGGCTTCCGCCGCGCTGCGCTCGAATACCGCAACGACGCTTTGCGCATCGACCACCGCGCCGGCCTCAACGACCGCGGTGCCGTAAACCGTTTGCGCCGACTGCGAATCAGTGAGCGTCGCAGTCTCGGCCATGATGCCGCTGATCTGGCCCTGAAGATCTGCGCTTTGCGCATCGACGGCCGTGGCAGTCTCGATGACCTGGCCCGCGAATACAGCCTGCGCGGATTGAGCGTCGGCGAGCGTGGCGGTTTCGTCGAGCGTGCGGCCAACGCTCTGCGAAGCGCTTTGCGTGTCTGCAAGGGTCGCGGTTTCGTCAACCGCCCCGCCGCGAACAACCTGCGCGCTTTGGGAGTCGACAAGCGTGGCCGTCTCGTCCAGCGTCCCGCCGTAAACGGTTTGCGCACTTTGCGTGTCGGCGAGTGTGGCCGTCTCATCGACTGAGCCACTGAGCGCGCCCTGCAATTCGCCGGATTGCGTGTCCGCGAGCGTTGCGGTTTCAGCGACGGTGCCGCCGCGCGTGGCCTGCGCGCTTTGCGTATCAGTCGCGTTGGCCGCCTCGACCACCGTGCCATCGCGAACAACCTGCGCGCTTTGCGTGTCGACCGCCGCGCCGGCCTCAACGACCGCGGTGCCGTAAACCGTTTGCGCAGATTGCGAGTCGGCGAGCGTCGCAGTCTCGGCGACCGCGCCGCTGTACGGACTGCCACTCAGTGATACAGTCAGCTTCGGCGTGACCGAGTACGTGTCCAGCACTGCGCCGTCGGCCACCACGCGGAATTCGTACTGCTCGTCATCGACCACCGTGGCCGGGTTGGCCTCGATCAGCCACGCGACCGTTGTCCAATCGTCAATGGTGATGGTCAGCGAGTCGGTGCCGTTCTCGTTGTCCCAGCGGCGGCCAGTAACGAAGTCGCCCGAGGTCTTGCCCGCCGGCGCATCGAGGCGCGCGGTCGTGGCCTCGCCACCGTGCGCGATGTTGGCCGACAGCGCGATCCGGATCGCCGGCTGCGCCAACAGAGGCAGCGTCGGAATCTGTGGGTCCCGAGCCTCAAGCCCAAGCGCCCACAGGTCAGAAATCGGACTTCCGGTGAGGCGCCCGCTGTTCCACGTGAAGCGGCGCTGGTCGTTCATGGCTCTATGCGGCGGCGGCGGTCATTACGAAACGGCCGGTGTATGTGGTCGTCGTCGTTGCGGGTTTCAGCGGCTCGATGTAGGCGATACAGGCGTCGTTGAACACGCGCGGCGCCTGATCGCGGTTCGTGATCCAATCGAACGGCAATAACGAGTTGATGACGGGGAAACTCATGAAGCCGATCGGATGGCCGATCACGAAGTTGATGGCTCCGGTCGCCACCGCCGCGCTGCACTGCATCTGCGTCCACGCCTTGATGCCCACGTCTCCGGATTCAAGCGGGACGGCCCACTGCTGCACCGGATGGTCGAAGCGGTCCACGATAGCTGCGGAGTTGCCTACAAGGGAAGGCAGCGTGCTGGCCGCATTGGCCTGGTCCGTGTACGTGCAGACTGTCCAGTTGTGCGCCGTCGCAGCGAGTGCTGTACCGCCAACCTCGACGAATCCGAAGTTGTCACCGATGTAATCCGGGTCGGTGGCGACCGTGCTCTGGTACCGCGTGGGCACGCCGGTAACAGCTTCCGTCGCCGTCGAGTTCATGGTCTTCGCCACGCTGAACAGCCGGTCGTACATCATCAGCGAGTTGTTGATGACCGACGCCGAGAAGTCGGCGCCCATCAAATGCAGACTGCCCGTCGCCACATTGTCGAATCCCACCGCGCCAGTGTTTGCCTTCGTATGCGCGGTGCCTGCCGGCGCGGCAGCACCAGCAGCACCGCCAGCGGGCTGTGGCCCAACGCGCCACAGTGACGACGACACACCGACGACGCCGGTTGGCCCGACCTTGGTGATCTGCCGACGCTGGCTGAACCCCTGCGAAGCGCGCGACAACGCCTCGCTGACCGACGCGAAACCGGCATTGGCGTAACCGTACTGCGGCCGCCCAAGCCCGCGCCAGAAGTGCTCCAGCGAATCGAGCGCGGACATGTACCAGCCCCGGTTGAACGTGCCGATGAAGTCGCCGTCGGCCGTGATCCACACCGAGCCGGGCACATCGAGCAGGCAGATCGGCCGGCCGTACCAACCGCGCATAGAGGCTTGCAGGTGCCTGATCTTCTCCGCACCGATCCAGCGCTCGATCCGCTGCGCATGAATAGGGCGCAGACCCTTTGGGGTCATGGTCATGTTTGACTCTCCGAAATGGGCACGTCGTTCCAGTCGGCGGCGCCGACCTTGCGGTATTGAAGTTTGTAAGCCTTGGCGCCCGGCGCACCGGTTGCGTTGATGTTGACGGCCAGCAAGCGGCGTTCCCCTGCTGGAAAGGTCAGATTCACGTCCTGCGCGGCGGCCCACGTATGCGTGGACTCCGAGCCGTCGTCGTTGCCGAAGCGAAAACCTTCCTGCTCCAGAGTCGGCGCGCCGGTTGGGTCGTCATCAGTCGTCAGGATGTCAAAGTTCGTCGTGATGTCGGACGAACTGAAAGCGTGTGCGTAGATCGCCGCGTAGTAGAGCGTGCCGTCGACTGATCGGTCGAATGCGCCGCTGTTCTCGCGGTTGAGCATGATCAGGTCGAGATCGGCGGCGAGCGCCAGCGTCTCATTCAACCCGAACGAGTTGCTGATCTGCGCGAGCGTGCCGCCGTTGATAGCGTACCGTGCGCGGTCGGGTTGCGTGGCCTGCGTCGTGTCGATGACAATGTGCAGGACGTGGCGGCCGGAGGTCGCATTCGTGAAGTTGCTGCTCGCAACATCATTAAAGCGAATGCTCCAAGCACTCGACGTA